ACCGAACACGCCGGCGGCGTGGCCGAACGCCGGACGTTACCCTAGGCCATCAACGCAAGGAGACCGCCCGTGACCAACCAGAACAAGACGTTCCTCAAGCCCTCGCACCTGACTTTCGAGCTGTCGCAGTTCCCCAACGACGAGATCGACCGCATCCTTGAACGCAGCAACAACTGGCGCCAGCAGATGGACGGTCCGACCATGAAGTACGCGAACGCCATGCGCGTCGGGAAGTGGGATTCAGGTAACGGCGAGTGCTTGGCTTTCGACGGCAAGGGCCGTTGCGTCAACGGCCAACACCGACTGGCCGCAGCCCGCATCGTCCAAGAGGAAACGGGCCGGCTGTTGTGGTTCTGGGTGGCTCGCAACGTCTCGGAGGTCGCAGTCGAAAGCATGGACCAGGGCCGCAACCGCAAGGTAGTCGAGTTCCTACAGCACGAGGGCATTGCCAATGCCAAGGAGATCGCGTCGATCGCGTCGGCTGCGGCGCGGCGTGTCGCGCTACGCGAGGACGCGACCCTGTACTGCGTAGTCGGTCATGCGCAAAAGGACGTGACCAACGGCCAAGTGCTCGACATCTACCGAGGCAACAGCAAGTCCATGCAATATTGGGCTGGCATCGGCACGAAGATGCGAACTAGCGGCTACCCGAGGGCGCTCTTGTTGTGCGCATTGCTGTACCAGCTGCACAAGCTGTACCCAAAGCAGTCGGTGGAGTTCGCGCAGAAGCTCATGGATGGTTCAGGGCTGGCCCGTCGTGATCCGATCTTCGTGCTGCGCGAGCTGCTGCATGCCGAGAAGATGGCCACGCGCAAGCGCGACCGGCAGTCCCTCGCTGCCGTCTTCATCAAGGCGTGGGTGGCATGGAACGAAGGTCGGGAAGTGACGCAACTGAAGTGGATGTCGGTTGGCCCGAAGGCCGAGGCTTTCCCCGATCACCGCTTCGAGGCTTCGTGAAAGAGGCGAAGGGGTGAGCGAGTACCAGCAGCTCTACCGCATGTACGACAAGGACGGGAGGCTTCTGTACGTCGGCATCAGCAAGTCGGCGCTGGCTAGGTACGCACAGCATGCGGCAGAAAAAGCGTGGATTGGGGAAGTTGTAAGGATGGACGTGCAGACAATCCCTTGCGCACGCGATGAAATCGTCAAGATAGAGTCACGCGCAATCGAGCAAGAACAGCCACGGTACAACGTGGCTGGCAACAGCCGCGCGGATAGGCCGCGACAACGCGCGAGGCGATCCAAGCCGGAAACAGCGGCTACTGCGCAGAAGCTGCCAAAACTGTGCCGCCACAAGCGGACCGGCCTTGCCTTCATCGTCCTGCGGATGCCCGATGGGCGCCGCGTGCAGAAGTACCTCGGCCCCTACGGCAGCGACGAGGCCAAGGCCGCCTATGAGTCCGCTATCGCCAACTGGCCGGCAACGATGGTTACGCACGTTCGGCCGCAGATCGCCACCGGCCTCGCGCCCACCGTTGAGCTGCTTGTCGCGGAGTACTTGGGGCACGCCGAACATTTCTATCGTAATGCCAACGGCGTGCTGCCCAAGAGCTTTGCCAACCTCGTCGACGCTGCCCGGCCGCTGATGGCCGTACTCCGCAACCGGCCCACGGCGACGGTGACGTGCGCAGACCTGGATACCGTCCGAACCACGTTCGCCACCGCAGGGTGGGGACCAACCCACGTCAACGACACGATGCGCCGGGTCTTGGCCATGTTCCGGTGGGGTGTCGAAGAAGGCCTCGTGCCCGGGCCAGTCTGGCATGCGCTGTCCACCTATCGGCACGCCCGGCTTTGTCGCGATGGCCAGGCTTAGTACCATGCAACACCCATGCGACACCTCCTCCTAGCCCTCCTCGCCTCCTCCCTCCCCGCGCAGGTCGTCACCCTGCACAACCCCACCCCGTGGCCGCTGCTCGGCTGGCTGCCGGCGCAGACCACATTGGTAACGCCGTCGCTCACCGGCTTCGACCCGCTCACGATCGCCAGCTACTACGCCGGCATGCAGCAGGAGCCGGGCAACGCAACGGTCTGGGTGCGGGCCTTCATCCCGGCCGGCGGCACCGAGGTCGTCGACATCGGCGCATGCGTCCCGTCGCTCCAGCCCGTGGGCACGCTGCCCGACTGGACGGCCGAGTACGGCGGCTGGTTCGAGGTCGACGGCACAGTGCTCAACTACCAGGTCGTCGAGCGCGACGGCCCGTGGTGGCTGATGCGCGGCCTGCGCACGATCCACCCCAACGTCGCCATGGTTTGCAGCATCCGTTGGGACCGGTCGCAGGACTACATGGCGCAGATCGAGACCAGCGTGGTCTACATCGCCGCCTCGCAGTCGCAGCCGCTGCTCGTCCTGCCCAACGCGGTCAAGGCGACCTGGGGCACGGCCGAGCTTTGGAACGGCGTCGACGCGACCGCCGACACCGATCCATTCGTTCCCGCCGGCCTGCAACTGCGCCACCTTGAGCCGGTGCAGCTCCAGACCACGGCCGTCTGGATGAACAAGGCCTCGACGTTGGGGCAGAACACTGCGCGCGCGCTACACTCGCGCGCACCGTGGACAGTCGCCGTGCCGTAAGACCCAGCGGACCGCAGCCGCAGCCGACGGCAGAACAGCTCGCCGCCTACGCATCGTACGAGCGGCATCTCGGGTGGCACGTCGCCCGGTTCGGCGTCTGGCGGGCACGGCGGGCCGGCATCGAGCGCGACGACCTCCTGCAGGCCGCCCGAATGGGGCTCTGGCGTGCCTGCTTGACGTTCGACCCGTCCCTCGGCTGCGTCCTGGCCACGCACGCCACCAAGCATATCTACTGGCACCTGCACGACGCGATCGAGCGCGCCCGCTTCGGAAAGACCCGCAAGGGGCGACCGCTCCACGACCACGCGGCGAACAAGTACCTAGCGCACGACCCGCCGGCACCGGAGACTCCCGACGATGACGACGACGAGCCCGATAGCTGACGCACTGCGCGCGGCCTTCCCCGAGTACACCATCGACGAGGCCGACCTGCCGGCGACCATCGCCAAGCTCGGCAAGGAGCTGGCCGAGTTCGCGCGCGTGAACACGCAGCTCTCCCAGATCGTGGCCATCGTCTTCGGCGGCCTCGCGCGCATCGACGCCGAGCTGCGCGCCGGCCTGCCGCCCGAGGCGATCCAGGCCAAGGAGCCGACCGAGACTGACGGCGCCTGACCATCCGATACGCCTTGCGTGCCCGATGGTCACTACCGGCCCGGAGCCGGCAACTTCCGGCAGAACAACCAATGCCGCAACGGGCACGACGTGGCGCAGCCGTCGGCCCTCGTCGAGCACAAGGGCAACATGGTCTGCCGGCAGTGCCTGCGCGACGCGCGCCGGCGCTACGCCGACCGCAGGAAGTCTCGATCACCGTACTTCGACGAGTGCCAGCGGTGCGGCAAGACCAAGCACGGCGACGCCCGCGCCTACTGCGGCCCGTGCCGTCACGTCACGCGCGGCGAGCGTGCCAGGACGCCAGCGCAGATCGACGCCGCGCTCATCGAGGCCATCGTCCTGGAGACTGCGCCGGCGTGGGTCCGCAACGACCCAGCCGAGCATGCAGCGTGGATAGCGCACTTCCTTCGGTCGCGTAGGGCTTGACCTCGCGCTAGCATGCCGACCACAGTTCCATGACGGTGCAGACGACGTGCAGACATTGCGGGTGCCTGATGGCCACAACGTGCGCCTGCACGGTGGACGAGTGACGGACCCCGAGGCAAAGGGAGGGGGTTCCGAGAAGCTGCCCAAGCCCAGGGCCGCGGCGCGCATGATTGCCAGCCTGGCCAAGCAGAAGGCCTGGACGGACAGCCTCACCGACGAGCAGCGCGAGCAGATTAGCCGGAAGCTCATCGACAGCCTGCCGGCGTGCGAGTCGCCGCGCGAGATCGCCTCCGTGGTCAAGGCCATCGCCAGCCTGGAGAAGAACGACCTGGACCGCACGCGCCTGCTGATGGAGGCCGAGGCGATCGAGGACGGCACCATGGACGACGCCACGCGCCTGCGCGCGGACCTCGACGCGATCGACCGCCTGGAGGGCCGACGTGCTGACTGACCGCTGGACGCCGCTCGACGCGCACGTCGAGCAGCTGCGCCTCATCCGCTCGCAGGCGCGCTTCCGCGTCGTCGCCGCCGGTCGCCGCAGCGGCAAGACCGAGCGCGGCAAGCGGCACCTCGTGCGCTGTGCCCTCGCCGGCATCACCGGCGTGTCGCGCCCGACCCTTGTCGCCGCCGCGCCAACGCGCGACCAGGCCAAGCGGATCTTCTGGAACGACCTCAAGGCGCTGTCGCCGCGCGAGTGGGTCGCCGGCGTCAGCGAGTCCGAGTTGACCATCCGCTACAAGGTCGGCAGCCAGCTCATGGTCGTCGGCCTCGACCGCCCGCAGCGCATCGAAGGCGTGCCCCTCGACGGCATCGTGGTGGACGAGATCGCCGAGGTGAAGCGCGAGAGCTGGGAGCAAAGCATCCGGCCGGCGCTGTCCACGAAAGGGCGCCCGCCTGGCTGGGCATGGTTCACGGGCCGCCCCAAGGGGCGAGGCCTGTTCTACGACCTGTATTCGCTGTCGGGCACGCGCGCCGGCTGGGAGTCGTTCACCTGGACCAGCTCGACGGTCGTGGACCCTGCCGAGATCGAGCAGGCGCGCGCCGACCTCGACCCGCTGACGTTCGCGCAGGAGTATGAGGCGCAGTGGGTGTCCTTCGAGGGCTTGGCTTACTACCCGTGGTCGCCGAAGGACCACCTGCGCAAGCTGGCCGTTGACCAGGCCAAGCCGCTCATCATCGCCCTCGACTTCAACGTCGATCCGGGCACGGCGGTGGTGATGCAGGAGCAGTACCTCGACGGCGAGACGCGCACCTGCGTCGTCGGCGAGGTGCACATCCCGCGCAACTCGAACACGCCCGCCGTCTGCCGCAAGCTCGTCGCTGACTGGGGCAAGCATCCAGCCGACGTGTACCTCTACGGCGACCCCGCCGGCGGCGCGCGGCACACCAGCCAGACCGAGGGCACCGACTGGGAGCTGGCGCGGCAGATCCTCGTCCCGGCCTTCGGCGAGCGCCTTCGCTGGCGCGTGGCCAAGCGCCCGCCCTACGTCCGCGACCGCCTCAACGCCGTCAACTCCCGGCTGCGTTCCTCAAGCGGCGTCGTGCGGCTGCTCGTGGACCCTGCTCGAGCGCCGAACGTGGTCAAGGACTTCGAAGGCGTGACGCTGCTGAAGGGCGGCTCGGGCGAGATCGACAAGAAGGGCAGCGAGGCCAAGGGCCTCACGCACCTCACCGACGCGATCGGCTACTACATCTCGGAGGCGCACAGCATCGCGGCGCGCGTCTCCAGCTTCGACGAGTGACGACATGGCCAACGACGTAGGGACGTGGAGCGGCGTGCGCCGCGAAATGGAGGACAGCTGGGAGCTGGTGCGCGTCCTGCGCAGCGGCACCCGCGCAATGCGCGCCGCCGGCGGCAAGTTCACGCCGGCCACGAAGAAGGAGGCCAAGACCCGCGACCGCTACGCGCAGCGGCTCGCGCGCACGGTGCTGTTCCCCATCTACGACCGCACGGTGCGCAAGCTGGCGTCGCTGCCGTTTATGAAGCCGCCGACCATCAGCGGCGAGCTGCCGGAGCCTCTGGACCGCCTGCTGTCCAACACCGACCGGCAGGGCACGTCGCTGTCTTCGTTCGCGCAGATGATCTACGAGGACGCCATCGACCGAGGCCTCGGCCTGTTCCTCGTCGACAACGTGCCGACGGCTGGCCTCACGCTGCCCGAGGCCGACGCCATGGACGCGCGCCCGTACTTCCGCCGCGTGCACCCCGACAACCTTG